ATAATTAAGTACATGACTAATAGTGCACCAAATATAAGTGAAAAAATAAAAGAAGAGTTACTTAGGTGTAAATCAGATCCTGTTTATTGGATGAAGAAGTATTATACTATTCAACACCCAACTAAAGGGAGAATGTCTTTTAATTTATACCCTTTTCAAGAAAAAGTACTACATATATTTCAAAGATTTGATTACAACATAATAAACAAGTCTAGGCAGTTAGGTATTTCTACTTTAGTATCAGCATTTTCCTTATGGATGATGCTATTTGAACAAGATAAAAACATACTTGTATTAGCTACAACACAGGCTACTGCTAAAAACATGGTAACTAAAGTAAGATTTGCTTATGATAATTTACCTGGATGGATGAAACTACCTGTTATAGAACATAACAGACTTAGTTTAAGACTAAAAAATGGTTCTCAAATAAAGGCAGTATCAGCAGCAACGGATTCAGCTCGTTCAGAAGCAGTATCTTTGCTTGTAATGGACGAATGTGTTTCAGGAGATACTAAAATTAAAGTAAGAAATAAATCAACAGGAGAGATAAAAGAAGTTGCTATAGAAGATTTAATTAATAATAATGAATATAAATAAATTCTAAAAAAAATAAAATTAAAGAAATAGCTGCTAAGGAATGGGCAGTCAATAATGGTTATGCCTATAAAATAATATCAGATGAATGGTTTTTAGAAAATGTTCATAAAGTTGATTTTGAAAAAAATCCACAATTAATTAAACCTATGAAACAATTTTTTAACATTGAGCACAATTAAAAAAATAGAAAATTGGGAAGTTTTAACTCCTTTGGGGTGGAGCAATTTTTCAGGTATTAAAAGCTTGGATAAAGATTCTTATTATTATTTTATTTTATCGGATGGAAATTCTATAAAATGTTCCGAGAATCATAAATTAAAAATGAAAAATGAAAGTTTTTTATATGCTAAAGATATAGTAGAGGGTGATGTTCTATATACCGAAGAAATTGTATTATGTAAAAATTTTATAGAGGAAAATATAAAGCTTTATGATTTACTAGATGTGGAATTCGATAATGAGTATTATTCTAATGGAATAGTAAGTCATAATTGTGCCTTCATAGATAATGTTGAACAAATATTTACTGCAGCACAACAGACTCTAGCAACAGGTGGTAGATGTATAGCTCTTTCAACTCCTAATGGTGTTGGAAATTGGTTTCATAAAGAATTTACCAGAGCTCAAAACGGAGAAAATAAATTCACTCCTATATCTCTTCCTTGGACAGTACATCCTGAAAGGGATCAAACTTGGAGAGAAGAACAAACCCAACAATTAGGAGCTAGAAACGCAGCTCAAGAATGTGATTGTTCATTTGCTACATCAGGAGAAACGGTAATTGAGCCAGAAACTTTAAAATATTATGATACTTTAATTGAAGACCCTATAGAAAAAAGAGATGTGGGAGGAGTTTACTGGTTGTGGGATTATCCTGATCCTTTAAAATCATATATGGTTATTGCGGATGTGGCTAGAGGGGATGGAAAAGACTTCTCTACTTTTCACGTATTTGATATAGAAAAATTAGAACAAGTAGCAGAGTATAAAGATCAACTTCCCACTAAAGATTTTGCTAGAAAGTTAATATCAGTAGCCACTGAATGGAATTTTGCATTGTTAATAATAGAAAATGCTAGTATAGGATGGGATGTAGTAACTACAGTTCAAGAAAATGGATACCACAATTTATATTACTCTCCTAAATCAGAAATGGTAGGTACTCAAATAGATTTGTACGTTACTAAATTTGATAGTGGAGAAGGAATGACTCCTGGATTCAGTATGAATCAAAGAACTAGGCCTTTAGTTATAGAAAAAGGTAGATCTTTTATAGAGGAAAAAAGCGTAATTATAAAATCTCAAAGAACTTTAGATGAGCTGAGAGTATTTGTTTGGAAAAATGGAAAACCACAGGCTATGCAAGGGTATAATGATGATTTGGTAATTCCTTTATTCACGGGTTTATTCTTAAGAGATACAGCTCTAAGATTTAGACAAAAAGCTTATGATTTAACTTACGCAAGTTTAAATAGCTACCATAAAACAACAAGCGGATTCGAAGTTTATTCTACAAAACCTAATATGCAACAAAATCCCTGGTTAATGCCTACAAAAAATAATGAGTTTCAAGACATTACTTGGTTATTATAATTTATAAAATATAAAATGGCAGAACAGCAAATACAAAGAAATTTATTTACTAGTTTAAAAAGATTATTTTCTACTGATGTAATAATCAGGAATGATGGAGGTACTTTAAAAACAGTAGATGTAGAACGGATACAAGTAGACGGTGTATTACAAACTAATGCTCTAATAGACCGCTTTAACAGAGTGTATACTACTTCAACTAGCTACGGAGTAAACTTAAATTTAGCTCAAAATTATCAAAGCACTAGGGTTCAAATATATGCTGATTATGAAGCAATGGATACAGATCCCATTATAGCTTCTGCACTCGATATAATAGCTGATGAATGCTTAGGAGCAGATACTATTATACCTTTATTAGATGGTAGAAGAGTTACTATAAAAGAATTATATGATTCCAAAGAAACTAATTTTTGGTTATACGGGTTAGATGATGATAATACTTTTAAACCAATTCAAGCGGATAAAGTTGCCTATAACGGTGAAAAAGAAGTATATAAAATTACTTTAGATGATGGAACTGAAATTGAAGCCACTTCAAATCACATATGGATTGATTATAAAGGAGATCAAATATTTACTGATCAATTAATATCAGGTTCTAGTATACTTACATTAAGAGAATTGCATTCTATTTATTACATTTCTTATCCTAGTAAAGTAATATCAGTAGAAAGTGTGGGTAAAAAACCTGTTTATGATATAGTAAATGCTGGAGATAATCACATATTTGCTATAGAAACAAAAGATGGATCAAAATTATATACTCATAATTGTACACTTAAAAATGCTCAAGGAGATGTTCTTCAAATAGTTACTGCAGATAAGAATATACAAACTATATTAAGAAGTCTTTTTTATGATGTTTTAAACATAGAATTTAATCTCTGGTTTTGGATTAGAAATATGTGTATACAGGAAGACACTATGATTCCTTTATTAGATGGAACTGAAATAAAGATAAAAGATTTAGCGGAACGTAAAAAAAATAACCCTGAAGAAGATATATGGGTATATTCAGTACAAGAGGGAACCAATAAATTAGTGCCAGGAAAAGTAACTTGGTGTGATATCACCAGAGAAAATACAGATATAGTGAGAATCACTTTAGATGATAATACTTATGTAGATACAACTCCAGATCATAAATTTATAATGAGAGATGGTACTAAAAAGCAAGCTATAGACTTAAAAGAGGGAGATAGTTTAATGCCTTATAGTACAGAAATGTGTAAAGTAGTTTCAGTAACTATCTTACCCCATAAGGCAAACACTTATTGCATGGAAGTTGAAGGACCTAATAATGAACAAGATAGGCATAATTTTGCTATATGCAGTAATAATGAGGATGGTACTTATAGTAGAAATGGAGTGTTTGTTTCAAACTGTAAATATGGTGATTTTTTCTTAAAGCTTGAGATTGCAGAGAAATATGGTATATATAATGTAATCCCTTTTTCAGCCTATAACATAGTCAGATTGGAAGGTACCAATCCTGACAACCCTTCTGAAGTAATTTATAAATATGATCCAACAGCTGCCTTAGGTGCCACAGCAGGTTATTCAACTTCTTACCAAAATACAGATTTAGGTATTACTTTTTATAATTATGAAATGGCCCATTTAAGATTAATTGGGGATATAAATTTCTTACCTTACGGTAGATCTTATATAGAGGCTAGTAGAAAATTATACAAACAATATGTTTTAATGGAAGATGCTATGTTGATTCACAGAATTACTAGAGCACCTGAAAGAAGAGTATTTTATGTAAATGTTGGAGCAATCCCTCCTGGAGAAGTAGAAAATTATATGCAGAGAATGATTTCTAAAATGAAAAAAATCCCTCTCGTAGATTCTACTACAGGCCAATATAATTTAAATTATAATGTTCAGAATATGTTGGAAGATTTCTTCATACCAGTAAGAGGAAATGATACTTCAACAAAAATAGATACTGCAAAAGGATTAGAGTATAATGGTATAGAAGATATAAACTATCTTTTAAATAAGTTATTTGCTTCATTAAAAATTCCTAAAGCATTTTTAGGATATGAAAAAGACTTATCTGGAAAATGTATCGCACCTGATACAAAAATAAAATTATTAGATGGTACTATTAGAACTATTAAAGAAATAGCAGAATATTATGAAACAGATTATTCCGAACCTTTATGGACATATTCTTATGATTTTGTAGAAAATAGAGTAATACCTGGAAAAATAGTTTTGGCAGAAAAGACCAGATTAAATGCTCAGGTTGTTAGGGTACACATAGATAATGATACTTATATTGATTCTACTCCAGATCACGGATTTATATTAAAAGACGGAACTAAAGTAGAGGCTAAGGATTTGAAAGAAGGAGATAGTTTAAGAACTATTATAACTAGAAATTCCCCAATAAAAGGAGTTAAAAGTAGTGAATACCAACAAGTATATCAACCCAAAGATAAAAATTGGGAGTTTACTCATAAAATGGTAGATTCTTACTTTAATGGAGTTATAGAGAATAACGGAAGATTGCCTGATGGATCTTTTAGTAAAAAAGATTTGATTGTTATTCACCATAAAGATTTTAATAGATTTAATAATAGTCCACAAAATTTAGATAGGATGGGGTGGGAAAACCACATAAATCTACATAAAGATTTATCTCAATATACCATACATTCTGAAGAATCAAAGAGAAAAAGTAAAGAAACTAAACAAACAGAGGAATATAAATTATCAGCTTCGCAGAGAAGAAAGAAACAACTTGAAAATAACCCAGAGTTAAAAAGTATATTGAAAAATTCTTGGGCAAATAAAACTTACGAAGAGAGGTCCAATATTGTTAAAAAAGGATATTTGAATCCCGAAAGATCGGAAATTACCTCTATTTTAAATAAAAAGAGAAATTCTCATATTCCCCTATTGGATGGATATAAAAAATCTTTTCCTG